CTCTTCCTTACAATCAGTACCATTATTTAACACACAAAATGTTACTAATATTGGTGTTATGTTAAGTAGTTGTTATTCCTTACAATCAGTACCACTGTTTAATACACAGAAGGTAACTAGTATGTTTGGTATGTTTGAATATTGCTCTTCCTTACAGTCAGTACCATTATTTAACACACAAAATGTTACTGCTATGAATGATATGTTTTATAGTTGCACTTCCTTACAATCAGTACCACTGTTTGACACACGGAATGTGACTAATATGTTTAGAATGTTTATTGGTTGCTCTTCCTTGAATTTCATTCCTAATTTCAACACTACTTCAGCAACAAACTTTATGGATTTTGCAAATAATTGTAGTAGCTTAGATAGATGCACAACTGTTTTTAGAAATTCTGTATCATTACAAAATTGCCAACTTTCAAGAGATGCATTGGTAGAGATTTTCACAAACCTTGTAGATAGAACATCAACCACATCAGCAACGATTAACATAACAGGAAATTGGGGTGCAAGTGCTTTAACATCAGTAGATAGATTAATAGCAACAAATAAAAATTGGGTAATAACAGGATAAGATATGGAAGGATTTTATAAACAAGACGAAAACGGAAGTTGGCTTTTTGCTCCAAACTTTGTATATGCAAAAGATTACGTTTTGGAAAAAGACGGTAATCGTGAAGAAGTAGATGGGTGGAAGTGGTACGATACGCCACCGCAAGAGTACTTGATTTGGAAATTTAATAACGAGAATCAGGTTAAACCTTTGGAATAATAAACACACAACACACAAACGATACAACTAATTAATCAAAATCAAATTTTTATGGAGTTTTTAGAAAGTTTTGCAAGAAAATACGGAGGCGTTGTAATAGCTGGAGTTGTGGGTGCAATTATTAGGCGTATTCGTGAGAATATGACGCTAATAGAGTTCTTGCAAGTAATTTTCTTGGGCGTGTTTGTATCGTATTGTGTCGGAGTAGCAGTAGAGGAATATTTTGAAATTTCAGAGCATTTCAAGTATGTTATCGGAGCAGTATCAGCAATTTACTCAAAAGAAGTTTTAGATGAGATTAAAGACGTAATATCGGGAATTTCTGAAACTATAAAAGCGTGGATTAACAAAAAAATAGAATAATATGACAACAATTAGCGTAATATTCTTTATTTTCGTATGGTTAAAGAAAATAATAAAGAAATGTTTATGAAAAAATTAGTAAAAACTGCGATATTTTTCTTAATTCTTTTGGTTTTGGTAAATTGCAATGCGAGGAAATCTCACATAAAAATAGACGAAAAAAAGGTATATAGTTCAGTAGTTGCAAAAAAAGAAACAACTGCATCGGCTAAAATATTGGAAAAATCTTATGAAATTTCAGACTTATCACAAAATAGTCTGAATTTTTCTATTATTCCTTCGGAGCGTGATACCATTGTAATTACAGAAACAGTAGTTTTGAGAGATAAAAACGGTAATTCTTTACAAATACCATATAAAAGTAATTCACGCTTTGAGTTTAACAGCCAAAACAGCCAAAATAAGCAAATAAAAGAATATTCTAAACAGATTGACTCACTTGTAAAAATAAACGCTTTAAACGTGGCTAAATTAAAGTCTTACGAAAAGCAAAAAGAAAAGCAAACAGAGAAAAAAGGAACGCCTTTGCATATTCAAATTTTACTTTATTTATGTTTTTTTTTAATTTCTGTTATTCTTTGGGAAATGTTTAAACGAAATTATTTATCTTTGTTTCAGATAGTTAAGAAATTTTTTAACAAATGATTGATAAACTAAAAAAACTCGGAGCAAAATACAATCTTACGACTATTCAATTAGCGCATTTTGCGGGACAATTATCACATGAAAGTTTTGACTTTAAAATTACTTCTGAAAATTTAAACTATTCTGCAGAAAGGCTTTTGCAGGTTTTCCCAAAATACTTTAACGAAAAAAACGTAATTATATATGCAAGGAAGCCTATTAAAATTGCTAATAGAGTTTATGCTAATAGAATGGGAAATGGAGACGAGAATAGCGGTGACGGTTATAAATTCAGAGGGCGTGGTTACATTCAATTAACTGGAAAAAATAATTATTCTGCTTTTTCAAAATTCATTGGCGAAGATTGCGTTCAAAATCCTGATTTAGTTTCTCAAAAATACGCTTTAGAATCCGCTTTGTGGTTTTTCTTTGAAAATAAGATTTTTGCGCTTTGCAAAGATTTATCAGATGATAGTATTAAGAAAGTAACAAAAAAAATAAACGGAGGATTAAATGGTTTCGCAGATAGAAAAGCGAAAACTTTAAAATATTACAACATTTTAAAATAAGCCATCTGTTGCAAAGAGGTTAAAATCTCTCTAGGGTTAGCAAGTTTCTTTCTGGAAATTAATTTGGGTTCGAGTCCCGAGATGGCTTCAAACTAATTAATAAAACTTTATGCAACTAAAAAAAGTTAAAAGATTACAACTAAATTTCCACCGTTACGAATTTACAACAAATTTAAACAAAGGTGAATTAGAACTTTTTATTACTTCGGATTGGCATTTTGATAATCCAAAGACTAACCGAAAAATGCTTTTTAATCACTTAGACGAGGCTAAAAGAAGAAATGCTTTTATCATCATCAATGGTGATTTACTTTGCTTAATGCAGGGGAAATACGATCCAAGAGGCTCAAAAAGCTCAATTAGACCAGAACATAACGGAAATAATTATTTAGATTTAGTAATTAATGATACAGCCGAAAAATTAGCTCCTTACGCACATTTAATTCTGCAGATTAATCAAGGGAACCATGAAACAAGCGTAAGCAAAAGAAGTGAGACAAATGTTTTAGAAAGATTAGTTGAGCGAATTAATACTATTGCTAATTCAAACATTCAACTCGGCGCTTATATGGGTTTTATTAATATGAATTTAGGCAAAGGCACAGGTAACAATAGAACATTTAATATTGCTTATTCTCATGGAAATTGGGGAGGTGTAGTAACAAAAGGCTCTTTGTCGGTTTCTCGTTATGCAGCTCTTTTTGATTGTGCAGATATTATAATTTCTGGACATACTCACGATAGTTGGCACATGAAATTTAATAAATTATTTCCAAATTTACACAAAGGAAAAATTGAAAATAAAGTGCAACATCACATCAAGACTGGAACATACAAAGAAGAATTTGAGCAAGGCGAAGGTTGGGCGGTTGAGAAAATTGCAATGCCTAAATCATTAGGTTCATGCTTTGGAAAAGTCTTTTATCATAGAGATAGAGATTTAGATTTTGATTTTACACAAACAAGACAATATTATTAATTAGTTTAAAAAATGAGATGTTTTTTCACCGCTACGAGTTAGCGGTTTTTTTGTGCATAAAGTTTATTTAAAAAAAAAGACGCTATTCTTTTAAAACAGCGTCTTTTTTTTATATCAATTTGTAATTACCATAACTTTTTCATAAGCTTATTTTTTTTAGTTAAACATTAATGCAATACAAATGTACAAAAATTTAAGATATTTTCGTTCGGGGAATGGATTTATTTTTACGCTTTTCTTTTCTTAAATTTTCAATATACATCTGCTCAACTGTTCTTGTGTCTTTTCTTTTTTGAGCATTTACAAATCTTCTAACTTCTGGCTTCAATTCTTTTACTATTTGGGTTAATTATTTTAAAAATTCATCAATATTAGATGGATTTAATCCTGTATATTTTAAGATAAAATCTCTAAATTCATTTCCGCAATTGATTGCCATTTGCTCTCGGTCTTGCAAACTCATCTCAATATAATTTTGATTATCAAACATCTTATCCATTAATGCGTTTTGGAAAATGATTAAGACGTTAAAAAAATCTCTATTGGTGTAATTTGGTTTATTTTCCCCAAAATCAGCATTTATAGCTTGTTCTAAAAAGCTATTTGCTAACATATCTAAATCTTTTGAATGGTTATTATACATAATTCTTCACAAAAATTAAAGGGTTACGGAATGTTTTTTCTTCTGCTTCTTGCCATACTTTTTTTATCCCATTTGACTTAAAAGTATCACCTACACTTTCATAAATTCTTACTCTTTCAAGAGATATAGGGTTTTCCAACCAATAAAATCCTTTTGATTCAATAGCTGATTTGAATGAGTCTAATGCTTCATATAAAACTTCATCATCGTATTTAGCCATATAATCTCTATACATTATACTCTCTTCTAAATTTGAATATGATTGTTCTACCAACTCACTTGCAATTTCTTCTGTAAGGTCTGAACCTTTGCAGAGAAATTTGTAATTCCCATTTAATGATTTTATAATACAACTTTTATTAGTATTAAAAACTACTGAATCGCCAGACAGATAAATATTTTTAGCATCTATTGGTATATCAACAATAAACACATCTTTTTTTAGTTTTAGTTCGAGTGTTTTCATTTTATTAAATTTTTAACATTAACTTTTTCTCCAACTTCAAATAATTTTCCTCTATGTGAGCAAACACCTCTACCGCTTTTTGAAGTATAGTCTTTACATTCTGATTTTTTACAAAATTCTCTTTCTCCAACTTCTCCGTCTAAAGAACAAAAAATAAAATCTTTATTGTCATTATCTGGAATAGCTTCGTAAATTTCATAATCAACCTCTTGCAATTCTTCTAAAGAAAAATTATCCAAAGGATAACATCTTTCACTTGATGAGTCTAAAAAATATAATTTTTGTGTTTTCATAATTTTTACCACTTACTACAAGTGGGAAGTTTTAAGGTTAAAAAGGACAATATTCTTTTTTAGGTTTGTCCTGCAATTCTGCGTAATCTCTTTTTATTTTCTCTGAAATTGCTTTTCTTACAAAATCTGAAACCTTTATATTTCGGGATTTCAATTTCTCTAAAGTTCTTTTTTGGGTAGCTGAAATTTTTAACGTGAAAACTTCGGTGTATAAAGGTCTCATAATGATTTTGTATTACTTTTATTTCGTCTATATAGATGTTATCTGTAACCGAAACCAATATTGTTTTATAAATTAACAATATGATGATTTACTTCCTGCCAGTATTCAAGGTGAATAATATTTGGCACAACTCCATTTATTTTATGTCTTTTTGGTTGGGGTTCTAACAAATTATTTTCTAACAATTTACTTACAAAAAACAATGCTAATTCACGTGCTTTTTCATAGTCCCAATTCTCTTTATTATCTTTTTTTTCTTTCTTTGGATTAATAATGTTATCAAATTCTAATACCAAATCTTTTGCTTTTTGTTCAGGTGTTTTCATTATTTTTAGAAATTTCGGCTACAGATAACACTGGTTTGGTTTCAGCGGTGTCGAATGTCATCAGTAGCACTATTTGTTATTTAAATCTAGTTTTGTGTTTATACTCGGTTTCCGCTTCTTACCACCGCCGAAAACCAAGCCTTTTTCCGTTAGGCAAAATCTCACTCCAACGCTTTCTCACTACTATTCGTATTATATTTTTTGATTTCTAATACGCATACTTCAATTAGTCTTTTTACACCTACTAATTTTTCGGAAAGACTTTTTAGCTCCAGTGGTGAAAATTTATCTTTTTCAAACAATTCGTTTATTTCCAATTTGATTGCTTGATATTGAGATAAATAATCTTTCAATTGTTCTTTTAATAATTCTAACATTTTTTTTGTTTTTGTTGTTAATAATTGGCTTTCGCCATTTTTGCCATCAGCTTTTGTGAGACTTCGCATAACACTGCATTTATAAACTGCTCCGAATGTTTATTTGCGCATAGTCGCAGTTCAGAAATGCTTTTAACGTTAGTGGCAATTTAACGACCAAGACAATCCACTTTTACGAAAACCACCTTTGCATTTATGCGGACTTGGTGCATCAAAAGTATTTCGACCGCATAAATCACAAGTATATTTTACTTTACACTCATTAGGGAATTTTTCACCAGCCCATAAAACAGGTTTTTTAATTGCTTCTTGCATCTTGTTTAAAGTCCATTTTATGCCTTTTAAAGTTTCGCTTCCAACTGTTATTGGATTAGCTGTATAACCATTAGGCACTTCATTTGTATAATAAACTTCGTGCAACTGAAAATATACTTCTCCGTTATTTTCGTGTGCTAATATTCTATGATTCCAACTCATAACTTTAATTTTTGTTTTTTTTTATCTGAAAACATTTTCCCAATAGTTTATAAACTCATCTTCTGATAAATCCTTTAGCTTTTTGTTCACAAAATAAGCGTGAACTAATTTAAAGGATTCCTTTTTTGAGTTTTGCAATTTCATTACGTAATTTAAAATTTTCTTTTTTTTTATTTAAAAAGGCATATCGTCGTCTTGTTCTGTTCCATCTTTGCAAAATAAGTCATTTTTAGGTATTCCAAAAGCTTCGTAAGGGTTTAACGCTTGTAATTTTGGTTCTTCTGGTTCTTTGTACTCTTCTTTAGTTATCCAGTTAGTATTGTCGAAGTTACAAGTTTTTTCTTTATCATCGGTTATGTATCTACCATTGTTTACATTATATCTGAAATTCCAAATTCCAGTATCTCCCATTGTTTCATTGACTTTAGCCTTTGAAATAACCACTTGACCATAAGTAAGAAATTCTAATGTTTCATCATCTTGCTCTCTACGAACTGAAATAACATAAGAAGGCATATTCCAAAAATCAGCACTTCCAGAAATATCGTAAGCGGTTGCTATTGGAAATTTACCGTTTTTTTCATTCTTTCTTAATTTAGTAGGGTGCGCTACTAAAAATAATAAACTATCTGTTTTTCTGCAAAAAGAAATTAACTTACCAAGCGTTTTTTGTATAAATTGCATTTGAGTTCCATAATTTGCACCTTGCTCAATTCTATTAAAAGGGTCTACTACAAAAACTTTAACTCCTTTTGCTTTTACAAGATATTCAAACTTCTTTAAAATTTCATCGGGATTAATATCGAAGTCAGGTTGAACCCAAAAAATATTATCATTAATATAATTCTCACCAGTTTCTTTTTCTGCAATCGTGATAACTCCTTTCTTATATTTTTTACCTACAAATTTGCTAAAAATTCTTGCAAAATGAATAGGAATTGATGAGTTTTCCTGAGAATAATAAGCGCACTTCCATCCATGTAATACATTTAATTTTGAAATAATAAAATCTACAAATTCAGATTTTCCAGAAGTAGGCGAACCAGTTACAACTGCTAAATGTGAAGTCATCCATCTTATTTTTTCATCAAGTTCAATAATTCCAAGTTTTTTTCCTTGTGGTAAACCACTCTCGAAATACGCATCTATGTCATTATAAAAATCTTGCAATTCATAAACATCATCAGCTTTTAAAATTTTGGCGTTTTTTATTGTATTTTGGACGCTTTCACGCCCTTCTGATATTAATACCTCATTTAAGTCTTTATATTGTCTTAAATTAGCTATTTTGCACTTTTCAAAACCTAGCCTGCGTATAAATTCATTTTTTAATTCAATACCTTTTAAATCATTATCGGTTGCTAAAATGAAAGTTTTCACTTTTTCAAGTTCTAAAAAAGAGCTATCAAAATAATCCATTTTGCCAATAGAAGCTCCATTTGGAACACTTATCACATTTTCAAATCCTGATTGCATTACGCTAAGTGCATCCATTTCCCCCTCAACAATGATAATTTCTTCAAAGTTTTTAATAGCGTCATAATTCCACCAAATTAACTCCGCACCCGATACAAGTTTAAAATTTTTCCTACCATCTCTAAACTTCATATTTATCAATTCGCCATTTCTGTAATAAGGAAAAACAATGCAATTTGCTTTTTTTTCAATTTGTGGCATAAACTCTTCAACTTCTTGAATTTTAGCAGAAATTAAAGTTTTTTGATAAATACCTCTACTTTCAAACCACTTAACCACGTTATCAGAAAGTTTAGTAAAATTAATCGGTTCTGGTTTATGATATATTTTAGGCTCTGAACTTTCATATTTTACAAAACGAGTTTCGCAATGGCTGCAATAACCTACTTCTTTTTCGTGATTGTAAGAAAAGCACTTAAGATGTTTTTTTCTGCGGTTTGGAGAACATTCCGGGCATGGCATATTGTTTTCACCATTTTTGTTTACTGTGATTTCGTAAACTGTTCGGGTTGAAAGTGAGATTATTTTTTCCATGTTAGAACATTCTTATTTTTTCTTCTGAGCGTTTTTCTTTTTTATACCAATCCGCTTCAAATCCTCCCCAGCTTTTTTCTATGCATTTTGTCAAAACATCATTTAAAGAATTACCGCTTTTATCTACCTGTTTTAAAAATCCTTTTAATGCAGTTTGAGTATTTGTAAGTTTCTTTTTCTTTCTTACTGCTAACCAATCAGAAACTAATTGTTTTTCTGCTCCTAATTTCAAAAGTTCATGATAAAAAGAAAAAGCCGAAGGCGTATTATTTATTTCTTCTTTTCCTTCTTTTCTTTCTTTTCCTTCTTCTATTGGTGTCAAATGCGTTTCATTTGCGTGTCGTTTGCGTTTCATTTGCGTTTCATCTGCGTTTCGCATATCTTGGTAAGTGTCGTATTTACAGACAATTAAGCGTGTCGTTTGCGTTTCACTTTTTAGAACAATCATGTTATCATTTTGTAACAGTTGCAGAAAACGCCTTGCTTTGCTTTTATTAGTTCCCCATCGGTGCGCCCATGTATCAAGAGAATATAGTTTTTCACCACGATTGCAGTCGTAAATTTTATTTTTAATTACAACATTTGCAGGAGCGTGATTAACTTCTAAAAGAATATCTAACCACCACTTTAAATAGTCTGAATTTTGCCAAATCCAGTGCTTATTTATGTCTCGAAATAATTTAATCCAACTGCTCATTTTAGTATAATTTTATCAGATTTTTTATTATTACATTTTTGACATAAAGCTTGTTTATTTTCAATTTTATCACTTCCGCCTTTTGATAAAGGTATAATGTGGTCAATTTCCAAAAACATTTCCCCATTATGTATTGCATCTTTTTTATTCCAATTTTCAGGAACTTCAAATTTTAAATTACAATAAACACAGCTGAAATTACTTTTTAGATATACTAAATATCTATGCTTTTTATTTTTGTTTTTAGACATAATAATAAAAAAAATCCCAAAGGTTTCAGCGTCGCACTCGCCTAATCCCTTTGAGATATTTAAATTGAATTTCTTAAATTGTATTAATCGGTGCGAACGTCAATACTAATACAAATATACAAAAACTTTTTTAATCCGCAAATTTTTTCTTTTTACGTTTATTAATTTCCGCTTTCATTTTCTCAAACTCTGTAGAATAACCTTGCGGTACTCTAATAATCTTTTTGTTTTTCGCTAATTTTTGAGCGTGTTTTAAGACCTTTCTATTTTCGGCAATTTCTTCTTTTGTAGGTTTTAGAGTGCCAATTCCACCGCCTTCTACCTTTGCCTTCGGTGGTTTGTTTAGTTTTGCGCTTTTATCTGTTTTTCTCATCTTTTTTTAGTTAAAATTGATTCAATGAATTTTTCAGTTCTGAAAATCGTCTCATCATCTGATGTAATAAGATAATCATTAATGTTTTCTATTGCTCTTAATTTGTCTTGAAAATAACCCTTTCTTTCTTCTTTTAAGACTACTTTTTCAAAATATGATATGAGTTTGTGTATTTCCGCTTTAAAGTGGCGTATTAGGCTAAAATCGTACAATAATTTAATTTTTACTAATTGTTCTATGTGAAAAATCAAAGATTTTAGATGTACGGAAATAGAAATCAAATGAAATGAAGTCTTTTCTAAATTTTTCTCATCTAATTTGACTATTTTTTCTTGCTTTTTATAAGCGTTTAAACTTACTTTTCTTTGTGGTAGTTTGAAGTATTGTTCTATCATAATATTAATTTTGAAATGATTAAACCAAAAAGGCTTCCAAATGCAGCGCCAAATGCGTAAATAATTCTGTCATTAAAAGTTCCAAAAACTATTTTTTTTACATTCCATGACCAAATCAAAGAAATTATAAGTCCGCAAATGAAAACCCCTATGTAAAAAGATTTTGATATAAAATAGGTATTACAAGCTACAAAGAAGACTTGCAAAAACCCAGTTGTAAATAATTTCATTAATCAAATAAACTTTTAGTAACTACGTTTTTAAATCTATTTTTAGCTTCTTTTACAAATTGAAAACCAACAGCTAAAGGAGTTAGTATTAAAACTCTTTTATTTGTCTTTAAAACAACGTTATGAGCAATTGATAACTGTATTAAAGTCTTACCTAAACCAGTATCTAAAAACAAAGCCATTCTACCTTTATTTACAGCTTTTTCTATAACGTGATTTTGAAAGTCAAAAGCAATTTTAGGAAAAAACGTAGGATTAAATCCAAAATTTCCTATGGTATGCTTTTTTTGTTCTAAAAAATTTAAATAATCCATAATAAATAAAAATCAGCCAAATTAGGCTCTCGACTTCCTAAAATGACTGATTTGATCTAAAGTTAATTTTTTTATGCAAGAGGTCGAGAATTGCATTTGTTTACGCAAAGTTAAAAATTATTTACTACTGTGCAAATTTTCATCTATAATTTTTTCAACTTTTTTACGAGCTTCGGGCAAACTACTGACTCGCAAAGGTTTTAAAGGCTCGTTTAAACTTAATGAATATTGGTAAACTTTACCTTTGCCTTGTTGCTTTGGTGGTTCTTCTGTAAGGAAGTAATTTACGCTTTTGTACTGTATCATAATTCTAAAGTTAGCTGTTCATTTGGCAAAGGAATTTGAACGTTAAAAAAGTCAAATGCTAATCTTCGGCATTTTTCTAAGTATTCCTCAAATTCAAAAGTTTTTAAGTCAGCCGTAGAAAGTGGTATTTTGATAAGTTCGCCAGTATTTTGGTTTACGATTTCTTTAAAATTACAATGAGATTTAAGAAACTCATGTGTTTGTTCACTGCTCCAAGTTTCGCCCCATTCCTCGTAAATTAAATCCTTCCAAATTTGAATAACCACGCCGAAATAATATTTATTTTCTGGAATACTTCTACGCTTTTGTTTCCGCTTAATTGTTATTTCAATGAACTTGCCTTCATGCTTTCTAATTTCAGCGTTTATTTTGGCTAAATTCTGCTTTAATTTACCACCTTCCACTCTGCTGTTAATTGTCATTTTACTTTATCCGTTAAAAGTTTATCAATAGCTAATTTTATTTCTAAAAGTGTATTATTTGGAAATGCTGAAACTATTTTTTCTGAAAGTGTTAAATCTCTTTCTGCAACGGTTAAAACATGCTCACTTTTACTAATCGTAACAACATCTTCTATTGGTTTACTTCTTGTTTTTATAATTCCTTGATTACCTCTATAATTAACACGATTTATTAGCTCCCTTGCCATTTTCTCATTAGGTAAAATCGTATTCCATTCATAATAAGCACCCCTATTTTTAGTTCCTAAATTTTTAACAAGCCCACCTCTTATTATTTCAGTAGCAGCCGATTTACTTAAATTTAAGTCACGACATATTCCAGATAAACTCATTTTATTGTTGCCTAATTCTACTATATTGAATCTAATTTGTTTTAATGCAGATAGGTATTTTTTTACGGTTGATTGTCTAATTCTTGGCATAGTTGTAAATTTTATTTATTTCAATTTTTCCATTTTGATAAATAATGATACTTTAATTTCAGGAAGCGGAATTTCTTCTCCATTTTCATCTACATTTAAACCGCCTTTTTTTACTAATTGCAGTGCTAATTTGCTTTTTTGCTCAAACTCTTTTTTTGCATTTTCTAAAACATTCCATTGAGGAATTGATTTGAAATTTAGCGTTTCACGAGATTGCAAAGTAATCTTAAATCCTTTGTACTCATTGTTGTAGTTATCCGCTTCATTTGATACGCTTTCTAAGTTTTCATCTATCCAGGTTTTACGTTGGTTGGTAAGATGCTCTAAAAAGCTAATTTCTTCTTTAAATTTCACAGCTACATCTAATGCTGAAATATTACCGTTTTCGTATCTATCGCAATCGTTTAAAAATTGCTCTTGTAATTGAATGAAATATTCTGAATTCGCTCCCATGATTAAAAAATATTAAGTGCTTCTAATGCTTTTTGTGTTTCTTTTGAAACTTTGTATTTTTTGCGAACCTGCGCTAATGTCACAGTCGTTCCGTTTTCTACTACTTTAGCTAAAGCGTTCCATTCTTCACTATCTACATTAAGCCATTTTTCTGGTTCGTTTTTAGTTGGTATAGGCTCTTTTTTTGTTTCTTTTCCACTCGCTTTATTAGCATCGTCATCTTCCGCTTGAATTCCTAAAAGAGACTGTAAAGTATATCTTCGGTAGTATGTGATTGCAGAACCTATCTTTTGCGGGTCTGTTAGCGGTGGTAATTCCAAAGAAGAACAAATCTCATCTCCAGTTTCAATTTCAATTATTTTACTAACTACTTCTTTATTTATAATTGGCTGTAAAACAATCAAACCATTTTTTTGTAGTAAAGGCTCTAAATGCTCTAAAAGTTGGTTAATATCAAAGTATTTTGAGTTAAAGAAAGGATTTTTACTATCCTTTGTCATTTTGCCGACTTCTTTTTTTAGTTCGGCTAATTTTGTGTAAATTGTTTTCATGTCTTTAATTTTTTGTTTGTTTGTATTCTCTGATAAATTCGTCTAATGCTTGTAGCTCTTCTGGTAGAAGTGTATCGTGTCCTAGTCTTTTTCCATTTATGTAGAAAATCCCGCCAATATTTTGAATGTTAATTGTGAACATATTTATTTAAATTTTTCAAGTAAATATTTCAATTCTTTAATAGCTTCTGAAATTGTTTCTTTTTCCTTTAATTTCTTATCAATGTAAGAGTTAATGCCATCAATCATTTTGTTGAAGTAATAAGTGTTTTTTGATACTACTTCTTTTTTCTTTTTATCATCAAAGTACTTTTTTTCAAAATATAAAGTCCATTGATTTTCTTCGCCAATAAGGCTGTAATTTTCATCTAATTTCATAATTATTCGTCTGTTTTATTAAATTCATAAAATAAAAGAGCTACTGTAACTGCTGCGCCTAAAATAAAAAATAAGCAAATGCAGAATATTCCGAAAATTTCTATTAGTGTTTGCATGGGTCTGTATTTTCGTATGTTTTACGCATTTCAGCAAGTTCAAAACTGTCTTGTTTTTTAATTTTTTCAAATGCTTTAAGAAAAATTTCTCTTTGAGTTTCCCAAATTTTATAAGGTAGATTATATTTTTTGCATTGTTCTATTTTTTCATTTAAAAATGATAAATATGGAACTAATGACGCTTTTTCTTCGATTGTTAAGTATTCCATGTTTTTAAATTTTAAGGTTAATTTTCTTCTCTGAATTGTTGGTGACGAAGGTCTGCTAATTCATCTGCTCTATGATAGTAATCTTCTTCTTTTTGTCGTTCAAGTGCTGTTTGATAGTCATAACTATCGCAGAATATTTCAAAGGCTTCTTTATACCAAAATGCACTTTCTTCTTTGTTTAGCGTTTCTATTGCTTCAAAATCAGCATCGCAATATACAACCGCATTCTCTCTAACTTCTAAAGTATTTCCGTTTGAAAGCCATAACGAGCCAAGAAGCATTTCTAAACCGTCTCTATCAAATTCTGAATTGATAACGGTTAATTTTCTAAGGTCTTTTTGATGTTTCATAATGTTTTAATTTTGTTATGCTAAATTAGTTCTTTAAAATGATATGTGCAAATATTTACACACAATAAACGTAATTTAGAATTATTTTAAATAGGTGCGTTTTTCTTAATGTAGTCAGAAATCAAATTAAAATCATTTCTATTAAATCTATGATATTGATTCGACTTCATTTTGTTGTAGACTAATGAGGTAGATTTTCCTAAAATCTCTGCTATTTTTTTGGGTTTAATTCCCAGAGTTTCTATTAACTCTATTGTTTTTTCGTGGTAATTCATTTAATCTTTTTTTGAATGTTTTTTAATCATTTTTTCAATAAATTCTAAGCGTGGCTTTGGGTCTCCTTTAGCTCCAAGAAAAAAATCTTTTGCATTTCCGTATCTTTTTATTTCATTATAAATAGAATTGCTTTCGTAAATTGAAATAATTCCTTTAATATAAAGACGAGATATTAAAATGCATAATCCATTTCTAAAATGCTCATCAAAATTATCTTTAACTACTTGCCAAAGTTCTAATTGTGTTCTCATAAAAATTCTTTAACGGTTTCTAATTGTTCTTCAAAATTCTTTAAGAAAAGTTCTGCGGTTTCTTCTTTTCCGAAGTGCATAATTTTGTTTGAGAAACATTCCAAATCCATTCCTAATTCACCATCAAAATTTTCAATACACCAATTTTTTTCTCCTAATCTAAAACCTTCTGTAAATCCGTCAATTCTGTTATACTCGTCACGAAGGCAAAGAAGCGTATCTAAAATATCTAATTTCTCTGCATATTTTAATGATAAAGCTTTTCTTTTTATATTTCCATGTCGATAAAAGTCAAGTCCAAATTCATACGGATATTTTTTTTCAACTTCTTTAAAAAGTACCTTTCCGTTTTTAAGGTCTGAATTTTCTAAGTCAATTTCAAATCCTTCTAATGGTATAATTTCAAGTTCCTGTGATTGGTTTGATAGTGTGATTTTTGTTTGCATAACTTCTTGTTTTTGGTTTAGAAATTGTTCTGCTTTGTAGATTTTATAGTTTTCTTCTTTTGCGTAAGATAACTCATCATATTGTCCGTCTATTGGGAAGTAGCAAGTTTCTGATTTATAAACATGGTAGTTATTTTTTGACATATAACTTTCACCTCCTTTCCATTCTAATCCTGCTTCGTGCATTAATTTACAAATAGCTTTTGCTTGTTCTTCTGTCTCGCAGTGAATGCATTCGTTTTCTTTTAAGTCTGTAACTTTCATTTTAAATAAGTTTTAGAGTGTTAATAATTGTAAAAATAAATAAAGTCGCAGCGATTGTAAACACGGAAATCGCTAATCCTTTTAAAGCTAAATTTTTCATAATTTTATTTTTTAAGGTTAAGTATAGATTAAAAGCCTTTTTAAAACTTGCTTAGGTTTTATTGTTATTTTAATTGTCAAACCATTTTTTTAACTTAACCATTTATCTATTTGTTGTTTTGCTTTTTCTAAAGTTTTAAACTCTTTTGTTAAATTAGATGAATAATTAGAATAATAAGCAGTAAAAGTTCCATCTGTATTTTCTGTTATCGTTCTGTTTCTGTAGATAATTTCATTTTTCATAATTGTTTCATTTTGATAGTACAAATGTATGTAAAATTTTACACACAATGAAAATATTTACACATATATTTTTACTTAAACCTTTAATTTATAATCATTCTAAATAATATAATCAAATAACCTATTGATTTTTAAATATTTATTTGTAAATTTGTTAATAAAATTAAAACAAATGAGTTCAGCAACATTTAATTGTCAGATAGTTGGCAGACTTGGAAGCGATGCAAAAGTTAATAAGATAGGCGAAAATAACGCTATTTCTTTCTCGATTGCAATTTCAGAAAAAAAAGGAGAAGAAAATGTTACTTCTTGGATTAACTGCACCTACTGGAGCAAAAGCGATAAGATAGCTCAATACCTTACAAAAGGAAAATTAGTGAGCGTTTCTGCTGATTGGTACTCAGAGCGTGAGCATGAGGGTAAAAGATACTCTAATTTCAGAGTGAGAGACATTAACCCATTTCTGGAAAAGACAGATACAAAAACCGAAGCGCTTCAAGGAAATTTCACAGAAAAGCCAAAGGAAAAGCCAGATGGAAATCCGTTTTTAGATGAAGGAGATGATGATTTGCCATTTTAAAAATTAAGTTATGAAAAAATATTTAGGATTATTTCTTGGATTATTAGCATGTATTTTGTCAATTTATGGACTGACAGAAGGAAAGTACGTACTATACAATTCTTTTTTATTAGCGGTAAATCTTTGTTTTTCTATTTCTTGGATAAAGGAAATTTTTAAAGAAAATTAATGAAAAACCTTGAAAGCAAATTACAGATATTATGCGTTAAATGGTTCCGTTTGCAATTTCCGAACGTATTAATTTTTTCAATTCCGAACGGAGGGAAAAGAAGTCTAATAACAGCGAAAATATTAAAAGCGGAGGGTACAGTTTCGGGAGTTGCTGATTTGCAGATTTTAAAAGCGAAAAAAGGCTATAACGGATTGTTTATCGAAATGAAATACGGAAAAGGCAAACAATCAGAAAATCAAATAAACTTCCAGAATAAATGCGAAGAAGAAAATTATAAGTATGAAGTATGTAATTCTTTTGAAAAATTTAAAGAAATTTGTAACGATTATTTAATAGATAAATAGATTAATGAGCATTCTTCAAGAAATTTGTAAAGGGCATAGTAAGTGGGTGCGAATGGCTCAGAAATTCGACTACGACAATGCTGAGGATTTAGTGCAGGAAATGTATATCAAACTCTACAATCTAAACCCAACAGAAGTAAATGAAGTATACATATACCGAACGATTAAATCTATTTTTGTTGATGAGTATAAAAAAAAGAAATTAACGGCTTTTCCTTTGCGTGGTGGAGACATTCCAGAAATACCAGATGAAAGCGAAAATGAAGATGAATTAGAACTGTCAGAAATTCCGCTCACTTGTACCGAGTTATTAGTTTTGAAAAAACTCTACGGATATACAACGGAAAACGCCGAGACGTTACAAATAACGATACATAAAGGGAAGTCTTTACTATCTATTTCAAAAGAAGTTGAGCTTTCTTATATGGTACTTTACAGAGCTTTAAAAACAGCAAAAAAGAAAATATATGAGTACAGGATTAGGAGATACAGTGAAAAAGATAACGGAGTTCTTTAATATAGAACAATGCGAGGGTTGCAAAGAAAGACAAGCAGCACTCAATAGACTATTTCCATACGTTGTAAGACCTACAAGCGATGAGATAGTATTTCTTTATGAAGTCTTTTCTTGGTACAAAGGATTACCAATTCCAAAAGAAAAAGCAGATGACATAAGAAAATGTGAAATGCTATTTTTGAAACTTTACAATATCAAAGAAGAACCGTGTACAACTTGCGGAGCTACCTATCAAAATAATTATATGAAGAAGTTAGAGCGAGTTTACCTCAACTACAAAGATTTGATAGAAAAGGAAATGCAAACGGAAAAGCCTAAACGTGGAAGAAAAGCAAAAAAGTAAATCGATGAAAATATCAAAATTAAAAAACAATCCAAATAATCCTAGATTTATCAAAGATGATAAATTCGAGAAGTTGAAAAAATCAATTTCAGAGTTTCCAGAAATGATGGAAAAGCGCCCTATTGTCTGCGTTACTGATGTTGATGGTAAATTATATCCTTTGGGTGGTAATATGCGTTTAAAAGCATTACAAGAATTAGGATATAAAGAGATTTCAGATAATTGGATATTATTAGCTGACGAATGGACGGAGGAACAGCGAAGGGAGTTTGTGATAAAAGATAACGTTGGATTTGGTGAATGGGATTGGGAAGAATTAGCGAACGCTTGGGATTCTGAGCAATTAGATGATTGGGGATTAGATTTGCCAGGATTTGATATTGATGCAGATGATTTAGGAGAAGAATTTTCTTTGCCAGATGGTGACAAAGCGCCTTTCCAACAAATGACCTTCACTTTAGCAGATGAGCAAGCGGAGCAAATTAAAAATGCTATTGATGATATTAAAAAAACAGAAGAGTATAAATACGCTGAAACAATGGGAAATGAAAACTCAAATGGTAACGCACTTTATTTAATCGTAATGCAATGGGCAGAGCAAAAGAAATATTAGTTAAGGTTATACCTGCAAAGGTTGCAAATGAGTTTGTAAAAAAACATCATTATAGCGGGAAAACTGTTTCAAATAGTTCGTTGCATTTTGGGTGTTTCCTTGATAATAAATTACACGGAGTTTTAAGTTATGGAAGTCCTTTGGATAAATCAAAAGTTTTGCCATTGGTTCAGCCAAGTTTATGGAACGAAATGTTAGAACTTAATCGAATGGCTTTTGATGATTATTTACCTAAATATTCCGAAAGTAGATGTATTGCAATTAGTATTAAATTAATTAAAAAAAACGCACCTCATATAAAATGGATATTATCGTTTAGTGATGGAACACAATGTGGTGATGGTACAATTTATAGAGCAAGTGGATTTGTTTTAACAAACATTGTAACTAATAAAAATACTTGTAAACTACCAAATGGAGAAGTGATTCATAAAATGACCTTAGAAAGCTCTCCTTTGCAAAAAAGAAAAGAATTAAATAATAGAAGTTATTATGAGTTAACTGATGGTAAGTATAATTTTGATAAATATGTTAAAGAAGTTAATGGCGATATATTAATAGGCTACCAACTCCGTTACATTTACCTAATTGACAAAACTTGCAAAATAACCGTTCCTATATTACCTTTCTCAATGATTGATGAAATGGGCGCAGGAATGTATAAAGGAAAAAAAATAACCCTATCAGAAAGAAAGGGTTTAAATGAGAGCGGTGTAATAGATTCGAACTTTACCTCTTAACTGGAATGTCAAGCGTGCAACCATTACACTAACACCGCATTTGTTTTACAAATATAATAAAAAAAAATTAATATGGCATACAATAAGACAGAAATATTTGAAACTGCTAAGGAAATTTCACTTTCTGACGGGTGTAATTTATTAAAAGATAAATTCAAAAATGAAAAAGAATTTACTGAAAATCTATTACCAAAATTAGAAAGTATAATAAAAACCGCTTATAATTTAGATATTGATAAAGTAGAATTGGAGAAGCAATTTAAATTAAATGAATATGGTTTATTTTCAATTTATGCTGATATTTATATTACAACAAAACAGGGTAAAGATATTTTAATTGAATGTAAAAACCCAAGACACGACAAAGCAGAAACATTTAATGCTTTTGGACAAATAATGTCCTATCAATATTTACTTGCAAAAACTCCATTTAAACCAATTATAATATTAGCAACAAGCAACTTTGAGTTTTATTATTTTGATTTTATTAAACAATTTAATTTAGAATTTGACATAATTATTAACAACAAAGAGAAAACAGCTTTTTGGATAAACGATTTTAAAAATGGCATATAAAACAGAAGATTTATTCAATACAGCAATAGAGCAAATACAAAAGAATAAATTATTCTTTATTGAAGATATTATTGCTTTTTTACCTTGTAGAAAGTCAACTTTTTATGAGCATTTTCCGAACGATTCGGACTACTATAAAAAGATGTTTGAGGAGTTAGAGCGTAATCGTACCGAGTTAAAAGTTTCAATGCGTTCTAAATGGTATAAATCAAATGCACCAGCCTTACAAATGGCGTTAATGAAATTGATATGTACAGATGAGGAACGTAAAAAGTTAGCAATGCAGTATTCTGAAAATGAAAACAATCATACTATTGAGAATTTCAACATAAAAGACATTATTACTTTCAAAGAAAATGTTTCAGATAAATGAAAAGTTTAAACCGCTATTTCTAAACGATAGTCGGTATTTTGTTTTAACTGGTGGGCGTGGTTCAATGAAGTCATTTTCAGTAACCACGTTTTTGTTATTGCTTACATACGAAAATGAGCAAACAATTCTATTTACAAGATACACACTTACTTCTGCTGATATTTCTATTATTCCAGAATTTATAGAAAAGATAGAACTCGCAAATTTAGAAAGCGACTTTGCTATAACTAAAAATGAAATAATCAATTTAAAGACTGGCTCTAAAATTCTATTTAAAGGAATTAAGACAAGCTCGGGAACACAAACAGCAAGTTTAAAATCTATTTCTGGAGTTACTACGTGGGTATTAGATGAAGCGGAAGAACTCACAGACGAAGAAACATTTGATAAGATTGATTTCTCTATACGCCATAAGTCAAAACAAAACAGAGTTATCTTAATTTTAAACCCAACGACAAAAGAGCATTTTATTTACAAAAAATTCTTTGAAGAGCGAGGCGTAAACGCTGGAAGTAATTTCCAAAAAGATGATACCACTTACATTCATACTACTTACTTAGACGGTAAGGAATATCTAAATGAAAGCTTCTTACGCCAAGCTGAAGAAACCCGATTAAAAAACCCCCGAAAATACGAACACGTTCTATTAGGTGGATGGCTCGAAAAAGCCGAAGGCGTGATTTTCTCTAATTGGAAAATAGGAGATTTTATAGAAACTGACTACGTGGGATTCGGTCAAGATTTTGGTTTTAGTATAGACCCGACAACACTCGTTAAAGTTTCTATTGACAAAAAACAAAAAAGAATTTACGCAAAGGAATATCTTTATAAAGCTGGATTAACCACATCTCAAATTGCAGAAGAAAATAAAAGGTATTGTCAAAACAAATTAATCATTGCAGACAGTGCCGAACCTCGTTTGATTGCGGAGTTAAAAATGAGCGGTTGCAATATTAAGCCAATAGAAAAGCCAAAGATAACAGATAGTATTGCGTTGCTACAAGATTACGAATTAATCATTGACGCGGATAGCACTAATTTAATTAAAGAATTAAACAATTACAGTTGGCACGATAAAAAATCAGAAGTTCCAATAGATGATTTCAACCACTTAATAGATGCTTTGAGATACGTTGTTTGGAATTTTATTGGAGGCACAAATAAAAGTTCTTACTACATAGGATAAAAAAAATAAAAAAATCGTTTATAAGTTATGAGATTACCACAAAATTTAAGTGAAGTCACAATAGACAAATATATAAAAGCAATCAATATAATCGAAAATGAAGATGTAGAGTTAGTTGTTATGCTTAGACTTCTAAACCTATTCACTGGAAAATCTATTGAGCAATTGGTTGAATATCCTTTGAATGAGTTAGATAAAAATTATCAGCATATTGCAAAGGTTCTGAATGAAAAGTCAAAGTTTCAAAAGACTTTCTTTTTAGATGGTAAAGAATACGGATTTATCCCGAATTTGGAGCAGATGAAGTCTGGCGAGTACATAGATTTAACCAATAATTTAGGCAAAGATATATTGGCTTCTATGGCTGTGATGTACCGACCTATCACACGCAAGTTTAAAGATGTTTATGACATTGAAAAATACAATGGCACTGATAACAAAGAAATCTTTAAAAATGCTTCTATTTCAGTTTATTTAGGTGCGCAGGTTTTTTTTTGGAATTTAACGAACGACTTACTGAAACTTATTCCTCAATATTTGGAAAAGGAACTAACAGCGGAGCAGTTAGCGGATTTGGAGAAAAATGGGGTTGGTTTATCGCAATTAAAAGAATTGGTAGAGAATATAGACTTACACCCTCTGAGGTAGTAGAGAGATTTAATATCAATGAATTTCTAACTGAAATAGAATATCTTGATGATGAGTACAAAGAACAAGAAAAAAATATAAAAAATGCGAAACGCAATATTTAAAATAATAGATATAATAGGTGGTTATCTGAATGAAGATGAAGATGTGAAGTCTTTGTTTTCTTTAGGAGCAGACGAAATAGACCATTTGAAAAATGATGTGTTTCCTTTGGCAAATATTCAGCTTCAAAGCATAGATTTTCAAAACTCGCAGATAACATTTGAAATTACTCATTTGGACATTAGAGACGAAAATAAAAATGGAGTAGAAGATAAGTTTGCGTGGAATGATAACAGATGGGAAAACTGGAGCGTTTCTTATTCTGTACTTTTAAATCTATTAGCGAAATTAAAATTGATTAGAATTGATGGAATTGAATTTGTTAGTAGTTCAGACCCTACAATCATAAATAAAGATTTTCAAACTGGTTTAGATGGTTTGGTTTTATCAGTGACTTTCTGGGTTAATCCTTCGGTTAAAATTTGCGAATGTTAGAGAGAGAGTTTACAAAGAAAGCATTAGAAAAGTTTTCTAAGTACGTGGTTAGTCAGTCACGTGCGAATCTTACACGCAAGAATATGAAGAATTCTTCTAAATTGTATAACTCTATTAAAGGTTATGTAGAAGCCTCACGCAACTCATTCTCATTAGCTTTTGAGATGGAAGATTATGGTAAATTTCAAGACAAAGGTGTGAGAGGTGCAGCGAGTTCGCAACGCGCGCCAAATTCGCCGTTTAGGTTTGGAAGTGGCACTGGTAAAAAAGGAGGTTTGACTAATTCAATTAGAGCGTGGGTACAGCAAAGAAGAATACAATTTAGAGATTTAGAAAGTGGTAAATTTTTGAGTTATGAAGCGACAAGTAAATTAATAACAAGAGCAATTTATATGAAAGGTTTATACCCTACTAATTTCTTTAGCGCACCATTTGAAAAAGGTTATCAAAAACTTCCAGAAGAACTGATAAAAGCATACAATTTAGATTTAGAAAGTTTCTTAAAATACACAATACAACAAAATGATAAAACTGTATAAAGGCGATTGCTTAGAAATAATGGATAAATTAATAGCAGAAGGCGTAAAAGTTGATGCTATTATTACAGACCCACCATACGGAACAACAGCGTGTAAATGGGATAGTATTATACCTTTTGATAAAATGTGGGAGCGATTGAATAAATTAATAAAACCTAATGGAGCTATTGTTTTGTTTGGTAGTGAACCTTTTAGTTCAGCTTTAAGAATGAGTAATTTGAAAAATTATAAGTATGATTGGATTTGGGATAAAAAAGTAGCTTCTAATTCTCAGTTATGTAAATATCAACCTTTAAAAATAACAGAACTTATACACATTTTTAGTAATAAAACACATTTTTATAACCCACAAGGGTTAAAGGATTGTAATATTGTAAGAAGCAATAAAAATAGAAGTAAAGGTGTTGGACATATTGGAAGTGAAAAAAAAAGGGAAAATTTTACACAAACAAAAACAGGGTATCCTAAAAACATTTTAGAGTTTAAACCTAATAATATAAATAAACAACACCCCACCCAAAAACCAGTTGCTTTAATGGAATATCTAATCAAGACCTACACGAACGAAAATGAAACAGTTTTAGATTTTACAATGGGTTCAGGTTCAACGGGTGTAGCTTGTAAAAACACAAATAGAAACTTTATAGGAATAGAATTAGATAAAAAATATTTTGAAATAGCTAAAAATAGAATAAATGATAGTAAGAGCACGTAGTCCGTACATAATTTTTATAAATGAAGCAGGGCAAACTTCGGGGAAATTAGAGTTAAGAATTTGGAAGAAAGGCGAAACAAAGCCAACGCTTCCAACTTATTCGTTTTCAAAACCAATTCCAAGTGCAACGCAAACTTTATTGAGATTTAATATTTCGCCATACTTAAAAGATTTTATCAGTAATCTCTTGTATGACGTTAATACATGGTATTGTAAATTCGAGTGTAGAATATTCTCAAATGATGTAGAATTGACAGAACAAAAAATTGAGGGGATTGCAGTAAATGGATATACTGAATTTTTAGATGGTCAAAATTCTAACGAAAGGTTTACCAATAGATTTACAAACATTAAGAGACAAATTAAAATAGGTAGTACTAACAAACTGCATTCTTATAATAGTTTACTTAATGAGATTTCAGAGATAACAGCGACAAACGTAGAGCAAACTTGCGAACTAATTCTCGAGCCTCAATTAGTTCAGTTCGTTAATCGATACGGAGGTTTAGATTTTATTTGGTTTTTCAAAATGCGTACAGATAGCATTTCCACTGAAAGCAAAGAATACAAACTATTGCAACCAGCAATGTACTACGATACGACAATCGGGCAAAATGCTAAGTATAATTTCAATGGTAAGCAATCTGTAAAAATGAACACTGGATTTGTGAATGAAAATTATAATGAGTTAATCCAAGATTTAATATTGAGTGAAAAGGTGTGGATAAATTCAATACCAGCTATTGTAAAAAGCACTGGTACGGAATTTAAAACACAAATTAGAAACAAAAATATCAATTACGAAATTGAGTTTGAGTATGCGTTTGATTTAATAAATAATATGCAATAATGCAAGTAGCAATTTACATATACAAAGATGATGTGCGTTATCGTTTGGAGCTATTCCAAGACGAAAATATTTCGATTACTTCTTCCATTCAAAACGTGAACGACATTAGCAAAGTCTTTACAGATTATTCACAAAGTTTCACAGTACCAGCAACGCCAAACAATAATAAAATCTTTGCGCATTGGTACGAAAACTCAATAGACGATGGATTTAATGCAAATAAGCGTTATGATGCAGAAATAGAAATCAATACAATACCATTCAGAAAAGGGCGTATAGAATTGCAGTCGGCAAATAGAGACAAAGGAAATATCACGCATTACTCGCTTGTGTTTTATGGCACTTTAAAATCACTTACAGATAAATTCGGCGAGGATAAATTAATTAATCTTACCAATTTAAATGATATTATAAACTTTACTTATTCTGCGACAAACGTAGTTAGTTCAGTTGTAAACTCAAATACAGATGATATTGCTTTCCCTTTAATTTCTAGCAATAAAGCATGGCAGTATGGCGGTGGGATTGATGATATTTCAACTTCTGGCGGTTCAATAGATTATCGTGAACTATTTCCAGCGGTAAGAGTTAAATCAATCTTTCAAGCTATTGAAGAAAAATACAATGTTTCTTTTTTAGGCAATTTCTTAACTGATAAAAGATTTACAGAGTTGTTTTTATTGGCTAAAAATTCAGAAAAACTATTAATTCAATCTACATTATCAACAGTTGACTTAGTAAGCAATACTGGATATGATAGAGGATATTTTTCAATTGATTTAACAGCAAATACAATTACATACAATGGCAGGATAGATGGAGATGATATTAGTGCAAGACTAGACATTTCCGTAAATGTGCCAAGTGAAACAACATATGAATTGCAGATTTTCAAAGGTGATAATTTGTTTCAAACTATTAACGGAACAGAGCCAACTTTTTACACTATTTTTGAAGATTTCTTTATTGATGACTTTAATACAGGCGATTACTCATTCAAAATTTCATCTACTGACATTGCAAATACTTACATTGTAATTTCTACCGCAGCAGTTAATGCTATGTGGAGTGATACTTTGACAATTAACACGTCTTTTATTTCTTCTGGAACGTTAGACGTTACGAAACAAATGCCAGACATGAAGATTTCTGATTTCTTTTCGGGAATTCTAAAAATGTTTAATTTGACAGCATACAGCGAAAATGAAAATGAATACAATATTGAGCCATTAGAAGATTGGTATAATGCAGGTATTATAAGAGACATTACAAAATATGTGAACTTAGACGGAGAAATTACACGTGCGCCTTTTTACAAGGTTATGAATTTTCAATATGAGAAATCCGAAAGTTTAATTAATAGAGCTTTTTTCGATACGTTCCAACGTGAGTATGGAGATTTGAAATATACTTTTGATGTAGAAAGTGATGGAGATGAATACACGATTAAACTACCATTTGAAAACTTAATGCACCAAAAGTTTAGCGGTACAAAATTGCATGTAGGGTATTGCTTAAAATCGGATTTAAAGCCATACGTTCCTAAACCGATATTACTGTACAAGTACGGAAATATTAACACAGATGTAAATTTCTATTTACAAGGCGTTGCACGTACTTCTTACAATGCATTCGGTCAAGATATTGAAAAAGTCACAAATGAATTTCACTCGCTAAACTGGGGATTAGAAAATTCAACTTTATTAAATGGTGTTGTAGAAAACACTTTATTTTCTGATTATTATTTGTCTTACCTTTCAAATATCTATAACCGAAAATCTCGCATTATTAAAATTGAAGGTGTAGCAGATACCTATTTAATGAGTGTGTTAAAGTTGAATGACAGAGTGGTTATAAGAGACAAACGATATGTAATCAATAACATTCAAACGGAATTAAACACTGGCAAAATTAACTTAGAATTATTAACAGATTTTAGAGCGATATGATTTTAAAAACTTTACTTCAAATATTAGCGCACGTTCCAGAAGAAACTGAAACAATAGCTTTCGCAAAGGGTTCGCACAAATTCCCAAGCAATTTTAAAGAATTAAGAAAATACATTAAAAGATTGAGAAATGGCAGTAGAACAAGTAATTAAAATATCATTAGATGACCTAAAAGCACTCGGGGGAATTGACAACCTTAAGAAATCTTTAGGCGAAACAGAGCAATCTACAAAGTCGCTTAAACAACAGTTAAAAGAAGCGACAGCGGAAGTAGCGCAAATGGCTGAAAAGTATGGTGAGGCTTCCAAAGAAACTGTTCAAGCGGCTAAACGTGCAGCGGAATTAAAGGACAGAATTGAAGATGCGAACGATGCTATTATGGCGTTCAAAGGCGAAGGTGCATTTTTAGCAACTGGCAAAGCGTTGCAATCAGTCGCAAGTGGTTTCGCAGCGGCGCAAGGTGCAATGGGTTTGTTTGGCTCCGAAAGTGAGAATGTGGAAAAAGCTATCTTAAAAGTTCAGTCTGCAATGGCGTTAGCGCAAGGATTAGAAGGATTAGAAGATGCAGGGCGTGCGTTTGCTCAATTAAAAACCGTTGCGGTAGATGCGTTTAATGCGATTAAAGGAGCGATAGGAGCAACTGGAATAGGTGCGTTCGTAATTGCTTTAGGGGCGGTTTACTACTATTGGGAAGATATAAAAGAAGCAGTTAGTGGAGTTTCAGAAGAACAGCAAAGACTAAATGAAAAAACAGCGGCAAATTTAGAAATCTCTAAAAAGAATTTAGATAGTTTAAATTCTCAAGATAATATTTTAAAATTACAAGGTAAGTCAGAAAAAGAAATCATTGCTTTAAAATTAAAGAAATATGAAATCGCTATAAAAGATGCAAAGGCAAATTTAACAGCGGTAACTGAAACTAATAGATTAGCTTACGAGGGAACTGTAAGAAATGCAAATCTAACTAAACAAATTCTTAATGGAATAGCTATTGGAGGTTTACAAGCTATAAGAATTTTAACAGACCCTTTAGATATGCTATTACGTGGAGCTTCTGCTGTTTCAAAGGCTTTAGGATTTGGTGAAATTAATTTTTCAATAAATGAAGAACTTTATAAAAAGGCTCAAGCGGGTGTTAGCGCATTAACTAAATTACTTTTTGACCCCGAAGAAATTAAATCAGAAGGCGAAAAAGCAGTACAAGCGGCAAATGATGTTTTAACAAAATTAGAAAATGATAGAGCAGGTTTAATTTTAAGCCAAAGAGCGGGAGCAACTTCTACAAAATCAAGCGCAGGAGCTTCTAAAGGTTCCGAATTATCAGAGGAGCAATTAGTCAGTTTAGAAAATGAGAAAAATTATCAACAAGTTAGTTTGCAAAATTTCAAAGATAGCGAATTAATGAAAGTTGATGTAGCTAAATTAGCTGATGAAAATATGACAATGAATGCAATAGAACAAGCTAATTTAAGAATGGAAATTGCGGAAATTGAAGCGAGACAAAGAAGAGAATCTATTATGGCAGTTGCAGATGCGTTTGGGGCAGCGAGTGAAATTATAGGTCAAGAAACTGCCGTAGGAAAAGGTCTAGCTATTGCTCAAGCTATTATGAATACCTATTTAGGGGTGACCGAAGCATTAAGACAAAAGTCTACATTACCTTCGCCGTTTGATGTAGCGGCAAAAGTTGCAAACGTGGCGATAGTTGTTGCTACTGGTTTAAAAGCGGTAAAACAAATTACAGCGGTAAAAGTTGGAGCCAAAGGTGGTGGCGGTGGAGCGCCTTCAATGGGTGGAATTTCTGCAAGTACTCCTACCCCACAATTCAATGTAGCAGGAGATGCTGGAGTTAATCAGATAGCTTCTACACTTGCAAACCAACCACCCGTAAAAGCGTATGTTGTAGGAAAAGAAGTCAGCACTCAACAAAGTTTAGATAGAAATATTGTGAAAAATGCGACTTTAGGATAAAAGAAAACCCCCGAAGTGGGGGTTAAAATTAAACACAATGAAACACAAAAAAAATGTTAATCTATTATTTAATTCAAAAATACAATTTTTTTTTAAATAAAAGGTAAAATTTTAGATAAATTTCGTTTATAGGTTGTATGGATACTTTTAAAGTTATATTTTCAGAAGAAAAAGAAGGCGTATTTGCTATTTCTTTAGTGGAAAATCCCGCTATTGAGATTGATTTTATAGCTCTTTCAAAAGAAAATATCATAAAATTAGCAGAAGTTTCAGAGGAAAAAAGGCTTTTAATTTCGCCAGTCTTAATTCCAAACCAACCTATTTACAGAAAAGATGAAAATGGGAATGAATTTAACATTGTATTTCCCGAAGAAACTATTTTAAAAGCACAGCAAAACTTCTACAAGCAAGGCTATCAGCGTAATTCTAATATAGAACATGACAATAAATTGACATTAAACGATGTTACATTTGTTGAAAGTTGGATAAAAGAAGATGACACGCATGATAAATCTTTGAAGTACGGCTTTGATTTACCTAACGGGACTTGGTTCGCTGTTATGAAAGTAGAAAATGATGAAACGTGGCAAAGAGTTAAGAATGGCGAGGTAAAAGGATTTTCTATTGAGGGAAATTTTGATTTAGAAAAAATTAATTTAAGTAATAATATGAGTTTTAAAGAACAATTTAGAGAGGTATTGGTAGAGTTCGGACTTGCCAAACCAAAAGAAGAAACTCCTACTATTGAACTTGGCGCAATTGCAACCGCTGACGGCTCTTTTAAAATTGAGTTTGAAGGCGAAGCATTAGCTCAAGATTCGGATGTATGGATTACCGATGAGAATGGCGAAAAACAACCCGTTCCTGATGGAGAATACAATTTAGAAAATGATATGACAGTAGTTATCGCAGATTCTAAATGTGTAGAGATTAAAGAGCAGGAAGCTCCCGAACAACCAGCGGAAGACGTTGAGATGGCGGATGAAAAGTATACAGCACTTGAAACAAAAGTAAACGAATTAGCTTCTGCTTTTGAAAATTTCAAAGTTTCAATGGCTAAACAAATTGCAGAAGGATTTACAAAACTTTCAGAAGCGGTAAAAGAAGAAGAAAAGGAAGTTGAAGAAATTAAACTTACGAAAAAACAAAATGAAATTTCTTTAGACGAGCTTTCGCCTTTAGAAAGATTCAGAGCAACAAAATTTAAAAATTAATAAAAAAGAATATGGCAATTACTTACAATTCAGTAGATTTCAGAGGTGTGGCAGCAGAGCCTATCATTGAAGAATTATTATTTGAGAACGAAACTATTAATCAAGGATTAGTAACGTTTGAAGAAGACGTAAAAGCAGAAACTATCTTTACAGAAGCATCTGCAACAGCAACTTTGCAACAATATACGAGCGGTGCGCCAACCAGCGCAGGTTCTCTTTCAGCATTTGACGTTGTTGTAACTCCAGCAAAGGTTCAATTCTATCAAGAATTCGACCCTAAAAATCTTAGATTTTCAAGATTTAAGAGAAGCATTAAACCTGGCGCTTGGGAAATTCTTTCAGATGAGTTTGAGAGAGTTGTTATCGGTGGTTTATATGCAAAGAAAGTTTCTTTAGCATTAGAGAACGAATTTTGGAATGGTGTAACTTCTGCAACTCAAACAGCGGTCGCTGCATTAACAGCAGGAACTGGACAAACATCAGTAGGAACAGCAGAAAAAACATTAGTAGCATCATTAACGGCTTCTCAAATTGATGGCGTTGTAGCGAAAATGATTTATAATAACTCTAACGCGACTGGGGTTGCTGGTGTTGGTGGTAGAATTAAAGTTGCAGGAACAGCAATTACGGCTGCTAATATTAAAGCAGAATATGACAAAATCTATTCAGCTATTCCAGCAGATGTATTAGCAGGTCAAGAAGCGCCTTTCATCTTTGCACCAAGGTCTCATAAGCAGATGATAGTTCAAGCTAACAACGTAACTACTGACTATACAAAACCATTTGTAAAAGTTGGCGAAAGTTGGTATTTCAATGATATTGAAATTAAGTTTGTACCACTTCCAGAAAAGGTAGTTATTTCAGCTTTAAAATCTCATTTGTTCTGGTGTACTGATTTGCTTTCAGACGTGAACACTATGCAAATTGACAAAATTGCAAACAATAGAGAAGATATGTTCTTGAAAAATAACATGACTTTAGCGGCACACGTTGCAAATCAGAAGTTCAATGTTCTTTACGTAGGATAAAAATAAATAATACCGCTCATTAATTTGGGCGGTTAATAATTTAAAAAAAAATAATATATGGCTTGTGATTTTATTACAAAAGGAAAAAAAGCAACTGCTTGTATGGATAGCATCGGAGGTGTAAAGAATTATTACTTTGCATTGTGGGGCAATTACGGCATGCAAATTATCATGGACGAGGTTATTTCACTCGGCTCGTTGGCGCAAGTCTTTAAATACGAAGTGACAGGTAACGCTAATTCATTTACTGAAACTTTGAATCCTTCAATGGAAAATATGACTGCATTTGTTACGCAAGTGACATCTGCAACTTTTCAAGGATTAAATAAGGATTTACAATTTCAGTTAAGTTTGTTAGCGAAATCAAGAACGCTTGTGTTTATAGAAGACTACAACGGTAATATTAAATTAATGGGAGCTTTCAATGGTGCTTATGGAAGTGCAGGCACATCTGTCACTGGCGGAGCAAAAGGCGATTTAAGCGGTTATACCATTGAATTGACAGCGGAAGAAAAAGATTATGCGCCTTTCTTAGCTTCGGCAGCTAAAACAGAGTTATATGCAGCGGTAGAAGATGTCTATGTTTCATAATTTTAAATATTAGATTTTTCCCACTCCCTCGAATTATTTTCGGGGGTTTTTTTATTAAAAAATAATTATTACCTTTACAGAAAATTAAACATTATGAAAAAACTAATTTTATTAATTCCTTTATTTTTATTATCATGTGAAAATAGAGAATCAGAAAACAATTGTGATTGTAAAAAAGTATATTACGAAAAACAATATTATACTATCGTAAATCAAAACAATCAAGTTTTATTTTTAAGTAGATTTGTAAGTACTGGAGTGGTTGAAAAATCTTATCAATGTACTTCTACTGATTATGTTAAAATATCGGAAACGTATTACTATAAAATAAATTGTATTAATAAATAAATTTAATTACTTTTTTCATTCAATATTTTTTATTTAACCACCTTTTTTGGGTGGTTTTTTCATTTTTAAGGTAAAATTTACACTAAATTTCGTTTATTAGTTATGAAAATAATCTCAAATTCAGATACAATTCATCAAATAAAAATCATTCCTCGAAAATATGCAGAAATTACGACTGCAAAAATAACGCATGAATTGACTGATAAGACTACAACTTTAGATTTTTACACGCAATTTGAGAAAAATGGTTATCTGATTTTCTCGTTTGAGTTCGTGGCAAAAGTTGGAAATGAGTATTTTCTTGAACTATATAACAATGACGATATTATTTATCGTGGAAAAATAAAATGCAATGAGTAACATAGAGATTTTTAAACTTGCAGAATACGTAAGACCAGCCATAAAAGAAAATTATAATCAAAATTGGGTACTAAACGGCGTTAAAAATAGCTTTTATCAGGAGATAATAGACGGATATAATAATTCGCCAACAAACGCCGCTATTATTAGTTCGTATAGCTTAATGACGTATGGTTTAGGATTAAACCAACAGCAAAATATCATTTCAAAATCTGACCTTAGAAAAGTTTGTGCAGACTTAAATTTGTTTGGTGAGGCTTCTGTTGAAATTCAATACAAAAATAAAAAAGCGGTAAAAATTTATCATGTTCCAAAAAATAAAGTAGTTCCTTCTAAACAAATTGACGGAGAAATACGCTCATGGTGGTATTGTGAGGATTGGAGCCAATCACGAAAATATCAGCCAATCGAATTTGAAGCGTTCGGATTTGGAAAAAAAACAAATAACGAAATCCACGTTATAAGAGATTACGCATTTGGTCAATTCTATTTTGCTAATCCTCAATATTTGGCGGCGTTACCTTACATTCAATTAGAAAATGAACTTTCTAATTATTTTGTAAATCACGTTAAAAATGGTTTTTCTGCAGGTCATGTAATTAACATGAATATGCAAGAGCCGAACGAAGAAACAAAGAAATTAATTGTAGATGATATTAAGCGAAAACTTACGGGAAGTTCAAACGCAGGGGAAGTCATTGTTAGTTTCAATTCGAGTAAGGAATATAATACCACAGTAGAAAGAATTGAGGTTAGCGATGCGCATTCTCAATATAATTGGCTTTGTGAATTTGCGAGAGACCAAATTTGCGTTTCTCATAAAGTAATTTCTGGAGCTATTTTAGGCATTGCAAAAGGTACTGGTTTTAGTTCAAATGCAGAAGAAATTGAGACAGCGTTCAATGAGACAATGATTAATATTATCAAGCCGAAACAAGAGCTTATTTGTGATGATTTGGAGCGCATTACAGAAATGCAGAATTTAGCATTTATCCCATTGAGACAGTCTATGTCAGACGAGGCGAAAAGCGCACAAATGCAAATGGCAAAACATGACCATAAACACGAAACAGATGGAATTGCAGACGCTTTAATTGATTTAGGCGAAGAAATAGATAATGAAGAGTGGGAAGTGGTTTTGGAAAATGACTTAGACGGAATTCCCGAAAATATAGATGCTAAATTAAATTTATCTGCTAGTATAATGTTAGGAGACTTGGAAATGGCGAGGGATTTCGCTTCATTTTGGAAAGATAAATCCGAACAAGATACAAGCCTTTTTAAAGTTCGTTACAAGTACGCAGGAAATACAAAGCCTCAAAGGGAGTTTTGCCAAAAGGTTATGAAGGCAAATAAAGTTTATAGAAAAGAAGATATAGATGCGGCTGGGGATAAGGTAGTAAACAAAGGATTTGGACCGAGAGGAGCGGATACTTATAATATTTGGCTATTCAAAGGTGGTGTTTCATGCCGACATGTATGGCAAAGAGTTATTTATTTGCGCAAAGGAAATAATAAAATTTCTGTAAATCAAGCAAGAAAAATGATTTTGGAATTAGAACCTGAGTTGAGAGACAAAGCGAAATGGGTAGAAAATGACCCAAGAGTAGCACAAGCGGCAGCACCAGAAAATAATTATTGGCGTTTAGAAAATTAAATTATGACAATTCTATTAACAGACAACGAACTATCAAAGAACACTTGGTTAAGTGGTAACATTGATAAGGATAAATTAAGACAGTGCATTTTAGACGCTCAAACGGAGCGTTTAGAGGTATTACTTGGCGAAAAACTTTACGAAAAAATTTGTTCAGATTATGACGCTGATAATTTAGAAGATGAGTATTTAACATTGTACACCTACTACATAAAGCCTTTTTTGATTAGACAAAGTGCTTTAGAGTATTTAAAAATCGGTGCGTTTTCAGTTTCAAACAATGGAATTTTTCAGCCGACAAGTCAGAATGCACAGCCAATTTCAGATGCTCAATTACAAGTATTGAAAGATGAAATGAGCATTAAAGCGAATGCGTACGCAGACAGAATGCATAGATGGTTAAAGCAGAATAATTTGCCAGAATATGAATGTGATAGTGAAAATATTATTAACCCAACAAAGCCAAGTATTATGCCTTGGTATTTATAGTGATGTGTAAAGAAGCTATTTTAAACGTGCCTATTTGTGGAAGACAAGGCGACACGATGAACCCTATTACGATACCTTTTTTTTATAATAATGATACTCCAATAGATATTACAAATTGGGAATTTAAAGTTTCAATACAAAATTCACAATGTAAAGAAGTAAAATTATATGATATGACAAATGGATTATCTATTATTAACAATGTTTTAGTATGGAATTTTGGAGAAGTTTTAGATATTATTTCAGGAAATCATAAATTTTATTTAAAAAGTTACTCTTTAGAGTATGGCGAAATGACAATGATAATTGGTGATTTTGTAGTAAAACCTTTGAAAATAGACTAAAATGACAAATGATAAATTAATAGCTACTTTTAATCAAGAAGTAAATGAGATTAAACTTCAATTTAAGACTGGTACTTATGTTGAATTTAATATATTAACTGACGAGCAAAAAGCACAGTTAAAAGGAGACAAAGGCGACAAAGGCGACAAAGGAGATTCTTTTACCTATTCTGATTTTACTCATGCCCAAATTTCAGAATTGCAAAAACCAGCTACTGATAAAGTGGTAGAGCTAAATGCACTTGAAACAACTCTAACAAATTCCGAAAACCTTAGAGTTCAAAATGAAAATACTCGTATAACTGCTGAAAATAATAGAGTGACTGCCGAAAATTCTCGTTCAAGTGCTGAAAATACCCGTACAACTGCTGAAACGGAAAGAGCTTCAAATGAGAGTGAAAGGAAAACAGCGGAAAACGCTCGTGTAAGTGCAGAGAATACTCGTGCAACTGCGGAAACTTCTCGCTCAAATGCTGAAAATAATCGTTCTAATGCAGAAAATACAAGAATTTCAAACGAAAATAGCAGAGTTACAGCGGAAAATACCCGTGTTACTAATGAAAGCAGTAGAGTAAGTGCCGAAAATGCAAGGGTTACAGCAGAAAATGCAAGGGTTGCTGCGGAATTGGAGAGACAAAATAGTAAAAAGTCATTCACTCATGATATTTTAGTGGCAAATTGGACTTTGGTTTCGGGAAAATATGAGGCAATAATTTCTAATGCAGGAATTTTAGCAAATAGTTTTGTAGATGTAATACCAAGCAATGACCATGTAGATATTGTGAGAGCCGCACAAATTTATCCAAGTGTTTTAATTTCCGAAGGAAGCGTAAAAGTTTATTCTAAATTTTTGCCAAGCGGAACAATTTCAGTAACAGTAAATATAAATTAATATGGGAGTAGGGAGTTTTATTTTACCACAAATGCAAACATCGACAAATGAATGGCAAAGACCAGTGGATTGGTTACCTATGCCAACCAATATAACATCGACAGACCAAATATTTGTAGGACTTCACGCTGTAATTGAGAATAGTGATAATTATTGTGCATTTTCATTTACAACTTCTGCGGGACAATATCAAGTGGATTGGGGAGATGGAAATGTAACGCTTCACAATTCTGGTACAATAGCACAGTATCAGTACAACTATGCAACTGTAAGTAATAGCACGCTTTCAAGTAGAGGTTATAAGCAAGTTCTTATAAAAGTTACGCCTGTGAGCGGTAATTTATTAGGGTGTGATTTTCAAAGAAGATTTGTAACCACACCTGCTCAAAATCAACCGTATTCGAGTAGATTTTTAGATTGTATTTTGAGTATGCCAAATGCGAGTTCAGGACAAAGTATCATTTTTGGAGGGGGAACTATAAGGCACTCTTATTGCGAGAAGGTAGATATTAAGACTATTGGTGGTGTTACTAATATGAATAATATGTTTCAAAATTGCTATTCTTTACAATCAGTACCACTGTTTGATACACAGAAGGTAACTAATATGGGTGTTATGTTTCAATATTGCTCTTCCTTACAATCAGTACCACTGTTTAACACACAGAACGTTACTAATATGAATAATATGTTTCAAAATTGCACTTCCTTACAATCAGTACCACT